GTTTCCCAGTCACGATCGGGGCGAGCGATCCGGGGTTTTTAAAAATTGATCCTGCAATCGACCCAGCAAGGCCAATGCCGGAATTATCAGGCTCCGTTTGTGTCGTTGTTTGTGATGTCTCAAACGGTGCGCCACGTAGCGCGCCGCCAAGAGCTTCCAACGAACTGAATTGATGCAGGTACTTTTTCCAAAACTCTTCGTAATCTGCGTCAAGTTGCGCTTGCTCGTTGTTTTGCTGTTGATTGCCAACACCCAGCAAGGCTTGAACCTCATTGAGAAGACGGCTTTGTTCCGCGCCCGCGCGGTCAATAAGCGCGCCCGAACCCGTCAGGCCGCGACCAAGGGCTGTTTCTGCGTATTGCGCGTTCGCCTGATCCGCATTCAAAAATCTATTAAGATCGCCAGAGCGCTGGTTCATTGCTGTGTTAAAGGCATTCGTCAGGAAATTCCCAGCCGTATCGCCAACCGCTTCTGATGTGCGAAGGTTGTTGAGAGATTCCAAGATGCCATGGCGCGCATCACCAAACGCGCCCGCCGATGTCGCCTGAGCCCCAATGCGGTTGCTTTGCCGATCTGCCTCTCGTGTGATTTCCGCAATCGCAGAATCAAGGGCCAGCTTTGTGTAGGGATTCATGTAGTCGTCGATCTTGCCGAGACGACCATCCTCGTCCACGATTCGCTCGGTTGAAATTGATTGCCCAGGGGCCGACGCATAGGTACGCGCACCTGCCAACGCTTCATCGCCCACCTGTGGTGCGGAGGCGACGATATCTCGAACACTCTGAAAGGCGTTTTCTTGATCGCCGGTAAAGCCTGCAACACGCTCGCCCGTATAAGGCTGGTACGGCTTTGTCAGATTTTCAGCTTTTCGCACCAAGGATTTCCCAGCATTCGTGATGTATTTTGGAATGCTTGTGCTACTTGTCTGCTGCGTTTCTTGTTCAAAACACATTGCTTATCACCCTATTTTCAACGTGTACCCAAGTGGGACGTAACCGGCGACTTGCGCCAGCACAGTGGATTTGGTTTTTTTGGGTCTGCGATCTGGATTGTTAACGGTCAAGAGCGCAAGAAGATTTCTCTGCTCGGCCTCTTCGCGCGCAGCACGAAGCAGCAAAACACCCGCCTTGCCGCGTCGATATCTCGGCAAAACAAAAAACCATGCATCTTGAAGATAGCTCGTGTCGCTGTACCAAAACTTGACCTCATGCAGGCCAAGCGTTCCAACAGCTTTGCCGTCTTTGTTGCGCGCGATAAAAACGGTCTCATGCTCCAAGACCTCGTAGGTGCGCGCAATAGCTTTTTCTTCATCTAGCGGCGCGTAACCGCCAACTTTGTGCAGCTCAAGCAACAACTCGAACACATCGCAGAACGTTTCTTCATTTGCCTGCGCCCGCTCGATTGTGATTGTCATTATGTTGACCGCTTTGATCCCCGTGACTTGAAGTCTTTGATCACCGTTCCAAGAACGTCGGCAACTTCCGCCAGCGTCGTGCTGTCCGCATCCAACGTTCGATCTTCCGTCAGATTTGTAATAGTGAACTGATCGAAAATTTTTCCTGGGTCTGCGTCGCGACTCGCGCGCTGGATTTGTTGAAGTGCGGAAATGCACCAATCCACCTTGGCTTCCAAGGACGTATGGGGTGGGTTGCCGAGTGAAACAGGCTTCATCGCCGCTGTCCTGATCTTTGAATTTCGAGATTGACAATCCCCAGCCGGAAATCGCCGCCAACAACGTTTGATGTGACTTTCATAGAAAAGTGACGCCCCTCAACGCGAATGTCAGCGATCGTATCCGTCTCGCCGATGGTGGCGGTCTGACTGTCAAGGTTGCTGGAGTCGTTGGGGCGATCTTTCGTGAACACCTGAAACGAAAGGTTGCCGGTTTGGCGCTCGCAATCTGGAATAATCCCGACAACATCCACATTGTATTGGCCGTCACTGATGGTGTATTCGCCGTAGGTCAAAAACGCTTCCATAGCCGACGCGTCATCATCGGCGCCAACATTATGCTCGAAGATGTATCCGTCTGACGAAACCAGCAACATCGACGTTGCCTCGGGTAGATAAGACGTTCCTGTCGTGCGGTCGAGCGTTCCAACTGTCCAACTGTAGTCCTCCAAAGATACATCGACATAGCGATCTGGCTCTGTTGATCCGGTAAACACGTAATGCCAACGCACTTGGTTGTTGTCTTCATCATAAAGGCACCACGTCTTATTCATTTGCGACGGGTCCATATTTGCGTAAATGTAATTGGAAATATCTTCAGAGTTTGGGATAGGCTGCACGCTTCCGGAAAACATGTGAAAATCACGAGAACTCATCCAATAGGCCGTGCCCGATACTGACACAAATGCCTTTGGCGCAACCAATCCGCAATGCGTGCCTGCCAAGCGGCTGTCGTAAACAAAATCATCACCAAGATATTGGAACACGTAAAGCGATGTGTCAGACCATATAAGACTGACATTATCGACCAGCCGAACGCCGTTCATCAGCTTTGAGCCGGACTGAAGTGTTCGCGTATTCGCGGTATTCGTGTCGCTCGGCGTCCAGTCTGTTAAGTCGTCGCGATCTGCCCACTCCACCGTCATGTCAGTTGTCGTGCCCAACATCATGATAAAGCGCTCGCCGGTCAGAAACATAGCCCGCGCTGATGTTGGTGCGTTCGCAACAACTTCCGCCTCGGTATCTGTATCCTCCTCCCACAGATACAGACCGCCACCCGATGGATTTACAAGGATGTCGCCGCCATATTCCTGAATCGACCAATGTCTTAATTCAATCGCGAGGCCATCTGTGCGCGGTGTGCTCCACGCTTCTTCGCCCCATGGCCCAGCACCCCAACCCAGACCGGAAACACCACCTTCCGAACCTGTGTTGATTTCATAAGAGAATGTGACCGAAGCGCCGCCGCCCGTTGTCGTCGAGGTTGCCGCTGAGGAATGCTCAATTGTGTAAGTGTTGTTATCAACCTTGGTGTCAATCTGATATTCGCCGTCGATCGTAATTCCACCAACAGCCGCCGCGCTACCGAACGTTACAAAATCGCCAACGGCAGCGCCGTGTGAAGCGTGCGTCACCGTAACTGTTGCATCGCCACTCGTAACAGAAAATGGATTTGATCCCAGCGTTCCCGTTGAGCGAATTGGCGTGATATCAGAAATCGAATCACCACCCGTAAGTGCGTAAAGTTTAAGGTTTGTCCCAAAGGCAACGTTTGTGTTGCCAAACTCATTGGTCCACGATCCTGCGCCGCGCGCCTTACCTTGCAGTTGGGTTGCGTGAAACTGATTCCACCCCGCCCACTTTTCCGCCTTACCCTTCACAAACCGTATTTTGTCGCTATCAACATACCGGCCACGTGCCCCATTTGGGGAATCGATCTTGACGATTCCGGGCGGGATGCGAAGGGGAAGCGGGCGCGTCATCAAGCAACTCCGGCGTAAATAATGACACTTTGAACAAGTGTCGGCTGAACGTTGTTGTGGCCTGTACCAGAACCAAGATTGGATGTTGACCCTGTTACGGCGTGTGTGTGACTGCCTGCATTGCCCGTGTCGCCACCGCTAACGCCTGCGCAACTCGACGACCCACTGCCGCGATTGACCTGATTGTTCGCGTTATGAAATGAGTGCTTATGGCTTCCTGGGTTATCTGTTGTCCCTGATGTTGCAATGGAAACGGCTGGCAGATTCGCCTGTGTCAGCGTCGCCGTCTCGCCACCGCCTGTCGCACCCATGACATCGCCATCAAGACCGCCTGTTTGGTCTGTAAGGCGGTTTTGTGAGGTTCCGGACATGTTGTCCTTGCCCGCCAAAACGCGTCCCTGCGCATCAGGCAATGGCATTCTTTTGTTTGCTGCAAAATCGTCCGCGCCTGATGCGCCACGCGTTGTTGAGCTTCCCGCGCTATCCTGAATGGGAAGTTCTGTATTTGTGTGCGCATCCCACAAGAGAACAAAAAGCGCTTCCGTATCCGCACTCTCGCTTGCCCGCGCCGTGCCACCACTTGAGGAGTTGCCAATTGTTTTTCCGTCCTCAAGTAACCAATTCGTTGGCGCCGTCGTTCCGGCATAAAACCCCTCAAGCCCAATAGGAAGAGTCGAAACAACCGCCTTGCCGGAGGCGCGCTGATAGTCATAAATACGTGCATTGCTTGATGCGTCGGCGATGACAATACATGTATCCCCCGCCGCCGTGGTTATGTCCCTTCCGCCCGGAAGAATAAGCGTCGTCGCATTATGGGTTAAGAGCAATGCACCACTAAAGCGCACATAACGAATCCTGTTTGTTCCGGTTCCAAGCGACGTAATTGTCGTTGTTCCTGTCACTTCCACAAACTGGGAATCGGTGCCAAGAACGTCTGTTGTTGTGGCGCTTGCAACAGCCTCTTCCGCCACAACTGCGGCCGCTTCATCGCCAAGCGCGATGTCTGTTCCATCACACCAAACAAGTTTCGAGGTGTTTTGATCCACTTCAACGCCGGTCTGGCCATTTACCTTGCATGTTACGGTAAAGTTTCCGGATGACTGGTTGCGAACAACCCAAAACCCACCACGCCCCGAAAACTCGATTGTTGAATTGCTGACAAGGGTTCCGCTTACATCAATGTGCGCAACAATCTCTTGACTCGCCGTAAGGGTTGTTGTGCCCCCCTTGGATCGTGACTGGGAAAC